AGCTTCACCCGTATGACGAAGACCGGATGAACACCAAGCTGCGGGAGATCAAAGGTCCGTACCCCTGCACTAAGTTCGACTCCGAGAACCCCGGCATTTGTACATCCTGTACACACTGGGGCAAGATCACCAACCCGCTGGCACTGGGGCGCGAGTATGCCGTTGAGGTAGCGCCGAAAGAAATCGATGTGCAGGTGGAGAACGAGGCGTATGCCCGCAAGGTACTGCGTCCTGAACCGCCCAAGGGTTATGCCTACGGCAAGCAGGGCGGGGTGTTCATCGAGAAGGACGATGAGGACGCTAACGGCAACAAGATCAAGCGCCAGATTATGCTCATCCCCTACGACTTGTTCCCTGTGGACATCCTGAACTCCGGGGGCGAACACACGGTACACATGATGGCGATCAGGAACGGCAATCCAAGCACCATCACCATTCCCCAGAAGAGCGTTGTTAGTAAGGATGAGACCATGAAGCACCTTGCCAACCAGAACATTCTGGCGTCCTTCGGATCAGGTAACGACAAGAACCTGTACGACTACGTCCGTGCCTGTGTGGAGAAGGTAAGCGTTGAGAAGCGCACAGTCAGTGTGCCCACCAGCTACGGCTGGCAAGCGGATGACACGTTCGTCTTTGCCGGGAAAATTTATACGCCCACTGGCCAGATCGAAGTGCCCATGGAAGGGTTGGAGAACATCGTTGCCAACACCAAACCCACCGGCTCAATCGAGCAGTGGCGGGCGGTCATCAATCTGTTCATCCAGAAGAAAATGTGGCAGCACGTATGCATCATGCTGGCCGGGGCAGGGGGTCCGCTTATGCGCTTCACAGGCATTTACGGTATGACGTTCCACTGCGGCTCAACCAATTCAGGTACAGGTAAATCGTTGGCGCTGGAGGCTGCGGCTTCTGTCTGGGGGCACCCGGTGCACTACCGTACCAGTAAAGGCACGTCTCCTGTGGCCATGCAACAGCGCCTTGGTCTCTTGCATAGCATCCCCCTGATAACGGATGAGATCACAGCGAAGAACCGGAAAGACTTTGGGTGGTTCTCCGAGTTCGTACTGGATATGACCAACGGGCGGGGCAAGGAGCGTATGGAGTCCGGCTCCAACAAGGAGCGTATGAACTTGTCCACGTGGATGGACACGGCCATCATGTCTTCCAACACGTACGTGGTGGACTACTTCACAGGCGCTCAATCCCATTCTGCGGAAGGCGAACTGCGGCGTGTGCTTGAGTTTGCAATGAACGATGTACTTACATGGGAACCACATGAGATTGAGATCATTAAGTCGCTGGCGGATAATTACGCGGTCGCAGGGCACATGCTCGTCGAGTATATGGTCCAGAATCTGGACAAGCTTAAAGAGTTGGTTCCGCAAGTAGTGCGCCGTATGTATGGTGAGTACCGTGCTACCAATGACGAGCGTTTCTGGATGGCGGCTATTGGCGCAGCGGTTGCCGCAGGTATTTTGTTTTCCGATGAGCACTGCGGTGCGATCAACATCCCGATGCAGCCTGTGTTGGATACGTTTGGCAGTGCCGTTCGATACATGCGTAATGCCATCAACACCGGCACACGCTCTGCTGAAGACGTACTGAACTCGTTTACGCAGGAGTACTACGGCAACTTCATCATCGTGAAGTTCAACTCGACTGAAGGTGTACTGGCAGAGCTTGGCAACGGTGGGGCGATTGATGCGTCTACAACCCGAACCAAGATCATGGGGCGCATCGAGCATGGCGCGACTGTCGGGTTCACGGACTACTACATCGAGGAGCGATTATTAAAAGCGTTTTGCTCCACCATGAGCTTCGGCTACGCCGACTTCAAGAAGTATTTGGAAGAGCAGTTCATGGTGTCGTATATGCCCAAGAAAGATATGACCGCCAAAACCAAAGGACCACCGATGCGTGTGTCCGTCATGAAGATAACCAGACGTTCCGATGAAGAAGACTTTACAGGTAACGTACCCTTGGTCGCAGCTTAAGCGTGGGCAGGGGTTCTTCGTCCCTTGTCTGGACACGGAGGCCGTCATACAAGACGGCCTCCGCAAAGCTTTAGCTCACCGTATCTTCCACGCCAAGGCCAGCGTGGGGGTGAAGAACGGCCTTACTGGGGTCTGGTTTCACCTGTGACTGACAGGAACCGTTGTGCAAGGCGGTACTGGCGGTCATCGATCTTTTCCAGCAGTTCGTCTTTCTCTGCGGTGGTTCTATTCGATGCCAATACTTGACGACGCGCCGTAGCCAACTCGCCTAGCTGCTCACGTACTGCACCGGACAAACTAGCATTGGCCAACTTGTTGCGGTACTGATCCAAGAAAGCTTGCGCCTCTTGCTCTTTACCAGTCTCCCGCAAACGCTTGTACGTGCCCTGCACCTGTTGAACTTCCAGTATGCGCTCATATGCAGCATCAAGCGTTCCTCTACCTTCAACCGGCTGGAACAACCCGCCGATGAACGGCTTCTTGCTGGTCTTCATGGTTGGCTGCGCAACGGTGCTGGCCTCCGTGTTCAGGATAGGATTGGCCAGCGAAACGATTGCAACACCCAAAGCGCCTGTGTAACCACGGATCAGGTAGTCGATCTTGATTGGAGTCAACCCTGCATCGCCTGTGACGCTGCCCAGCATCTTGGCAAACTCCGTCGTCGTGTCACGATACCGCTCACCCGGCATCAAGGTGGTCTGCTCACGCTTGGACTCGATGTCACCACCGAAGAACGAACGGCCAAGAATAACTTCAGTTGCAGGTTTGATTGCCGCTGGCAGAGCAAACGGATTGGATAGCGCCACCAGCTTGCCCATGCCTTTGGTGATGTCGTCAGCACGTTCGTCCTGCGCGGCAGTGTTGAACACTGCTTCTGGCAATGCCTTAAACAGATAGCCCAATTCAAACGGGATAGGTATCTTCATCGGCTCGTCTGAGAACGGCGTGTACACAAACCAGTTACCCAGACGCTCTTCAGGCTTGGCGCGTTTGTACGCTTCGTCATCCTCCATCGCCGCAGCGTAGGCCAGTGTGCCCGCAGCCAACAGCAAGCCGCGAGTGTAAAGCTTCTGGCGAATCTTCAATTGTTCGCTGTACGGCATCTTGCCCGTGAACGCCCGGTACAGCACATCCAGACCTTGGATCTGAGCATTGAAGAACGGGATGACTGTCGAGAGCATCTGCATCGAAGGCGACAAACCGCGACGGCTAAAGTTCATCGACTCCAGTGTGCGCATATATGCCTGCATCTCAGACATACCCTTGGCCAGCGAGTCCTTGTAGATCACAGCACGGGTTGCAGCATCGCCCTGCATCGCCAGCGCATCGGCTTTCATCATCAGCTTAGTCCAGCCCGAACGACCAAGGCTCATATCGCGCAAAGCTTTGGCCATATCCTGCTCGTCGCCCGTCATGACGTTGCTGGAGATAGCGCCTGCCTGCATCAACTCAATCTCTTCTTTGCTGCGTCCGGCCACCATCTTACCTAGCTCTTTAAAAGAATTAAGCACTGGCACACCGTCTGTGCCCGTAGTAAACCAAGCAGTCAGCGGATCACGGATAGCCTGACGCACAGCGTAAGCTGGGTTGCGGGTGACAAACTTTCTCAGCACATCGGCAGGCATACCCATGATTTTGATGGCCATCGGGATGGTGGTCTTGATACCTTCCATACCCTTAACAATCAACTCTGCCGGGATGCCGTACATGTCTGAGTCGATGATGGCAAAGTTGTCTTCGCCCTTGACTTTATAGCGAACTGTGTTCGGACCTTGTGGCCCTTGCCCCTTACCAATCTTGCTTGCGATACCCAGACGGCCAAGCAGCATGGCGTTGTCTTTCATAATCTGGTTACGCAAACCCATGCGGGTCAGAACAAACGCGTTCTGCGCCGAGCTTGTAAAGATCGGGAGGATAGCTTCGTTGCCGCCAACAAGCTCGTGCAACATCGGCTCGTCTTTCATGTTGGCGATACGAATAGGGCGCTCTTTGTCCACCATCAACTGCAACTCGCCACCTTGCACACGGTAGAACGGCACGTAGTCAATCGCTTTTAGTTCAGCGCCTTTCTGTGCGCTCAGGTATCCGGTCTGTACAGCAAAATCAACCAAGCCGTTGTTGTACTCTTTATAAATCTTGGCGGCTTCTTCAAACGCGGCGCGGGCTTTATCGTTGCCTTTAAGCTCTTCCATCAACCGGTTGTATTCCTGTTCAACCTTACCGGGGTCTTTAAAGTTCAGCTTGTTCCAGCCCACCTGCTTGGCGCGTTTACCTGCCGTGTAGATGGTAAACATATGTTCCAACTCGGTGCTGTTTTTGATGCCGGATTTCTCCAGCGCCTGAGCAACCTTGACCATGTTGGCACCGGGTGCGCTCTTGTAAACGAACTCCATGCCGCGCTTAGTCATCTGCTTAACCAGTGCCAGTGGGCCGTTGGTCAGCGCCTGTGTAGCAAAAGCATTTGCCTGCTGGCCAAAGCGCAGGTAATAACCTGCCTGCTCGGCTTCCAAATCAGAGATAACGCCAGCGTCCAGACCTTTCTTAATAGCCGCATCGAGCGCCGCGTACTGGTCAACAAACTGCACACGGCCAGATAAACCAAGGAAGTTGCCGCGCAGGTTATCGACAACACCTTTCTGGCTACCAACAAAAGAACTACCGTAGCGGCTTGACTCACGCTTAGTACGGAAAGCCATCACGCCGCCTTCTGCGCGGTAAGGACCGACAGTGCGCTCATTGAAAGCTTTGTTGGCCATCTTAATAGCGTAGAACACATCCGATGTAGACATCCGCGCCATGCCGTTAAAGCCCATCTGGCGGAGAGCCGAGCGCACCATGCCAACAAACTCTTTCAACCAACGGCCAGCTTTTTCACGGAAGCTTTCAGTGATCCGCTTCTGCGCTGTGTAAGCAATAACTTCGCGCAGGGCTTGCAGCTTTTGTACTTCTTCAGACTGGCCTTGCTCCGCAGCAAACTTAGCGGCGGCTACTGCTTCACGCACCAACGGCTCACCGCCCAGCTTTCGAGCCAACGTAATAACGTCGGTGTCGTTTGCGTACTTCTGCAACCGGTCCATGCCAATGACGGTGTCGATGCCGTAGTGGCCAACCATCTCGTGGAACAACGTCTCTTCCAGATCAGTCACGCTAGTGTGCTGGTCGCCCACCACAACGATAGTGCCGTCAGACAGCACCACGCCTTTAAACGCCTCGCCCTCTTTGTACCCACCCTCAACCAACTTCGTCAGTAGCTCAGGCTTTATGTCTGCCAGCGTTGGGGCGTAAACAAGATTCACGCCTTTGGGTAGCGTAGAGAGGGTCTCTACTATCAACTTCTTTGCTTCTGCCGGGTCAACCGGCGTAGCTGGTGCTTTGGCTGTGCGAAACGCAAGCCCTGCGTCATCCGCACCTTCTCTAAAATCTTTTTCAGTTTTCTTCCGTTCTTCGCCTGTCATCTTGCGACGGAAACCTTCTTGCCGCGCAGCAGACGCAGCTTGGCTTTCAGCCGAACCCGTTGTCATTGTGCTGAGTTTAGGCAACTTGCGTGTGGCCTGCGTTGTGCGCTTGGACTTGACCTCTTGCTTACCTGCGGCTACAGCCTTTTTAAATTCTTTGGTCTCTTCCAGTTTCTTACTGCGATACTCAGGCAGCGTCTTACCAATAGCTTCCGCTTTAGCGTTCAAGTCTGCTGCCACAGAATCTTTAAATTCTTTTAGCGCGGCAATACGCTTGTTAGCTTCTTTAATGGCTGCGGCTTCTTTTTCTTTGTACAAGTCAGACGTATCGCCAACTTGTTTCTTCAAAGCCGCAAGTGCTTTGTTTGTCTTTTCAATAAAGGTGTTGTGCGCTTTTACTCTGGCGTCCACTTTCTTTTGCGCAGTAGTTGCCAGCTTTTGGTATTCCTCAGTTTCAAAACCAAGCTCACGTGCAACCCGCGCAGCAGATGCGCTAACTTTACCTTCTTCAACTTTCTTGGTTTGCTTGGCTTCACGCGACATTTCACGGGCAGACTTACCCAGCGCCGCAGTCTCTGCGGCCTTTTGCCGTGGCGTTGCTACTTCGGTTGTTTTGTACAGCTTGGCCATAGCGGCATCAAGCTTGTCACGGTACGGCTTAATACGGTTTACTGACTTTGTGTAGTTGCGTAAAGAGGTGTCAACTTGGTTTTGTAGTGCAGTAATTTTGGCCGCAGGCGCTTTCTCTGCTTGTGCAGCCTCCAGCTTGGCCAGCCGTGCTTCGTATATAGCGTAGTTATCGTGAGCGATTTGAAGCATGGAACGCTTGGCATTGCCAATTGGCTTTTCTACTGTATCACGCAGATCTGCTATTTCTTGCGCAACCGCATCTGACACATAAATTTCTTGCCGCTCGTTATTGATTGTGGCTTCATACACATCATAGTTGCGCTCACGACGAACAATGCGGTCGATCTTATCTTTCAGTGCTTCATATACTTCATCCCGTGGGGACAATTTAGATGCTGCCGCAGCCAACGCTTTCTTGTCTGCTTCTTCACGAGCGCGTTGCATGTTAGCAATAGTGCGCTCATCCCGATTTTGAATGGCCGTGTTTAGCAGATTAAAGTCGCTAAACAAATCAAGCGTAATACCTGTCCGTGTTTCTTTCTCTGGCGGCAGCGGGCCTGCGGCAGCTTCTTTTTCTTTAACAACTTCTGTCGCCTGCGGCGCTGCCTCTTCCGGGAACATCGGGAGTGTTTCACCAACAGGCACGGCGTTAATACGCAGAGCTTCGCGTTGCTGTTCGGCAGTTGCTTGCTGCTCGGCTTGCTGTGCTTTCAGTTCGTCTAGCTTGGTGGCCAAGCTCGGCATAGCAGCAAAATCGCCAGTCTCAGCAGCATCTGACAGTTTCTTTTGTGCTGCCTTAATCTGTTTATCAAGCGCTTTCTGTGCTTTTGCTACGTCAGTCTCAAAGACTTCCGGGGCTTTGGTCGTACCACCCAACGCCTCAATCTGTGCGCCAAGCTCTTGCAGTTGTGCTTGCTGTTGCTGATATGCAGGTACAAGTTGATTGATTGCTGCCGTGTCGCCCTTGGCGGCGGCTTCCTGCATTTGCGTTTCAAGTGGGGCTAAAGCAGTTTGTGCTTCCCGGTACTGGTCCATCATTTGCTGGACGTTACCTTGTACAACTGTCGTTTCAGGACGTACAGGCAACTGCGATGTGCGCAGGGCACGAGCTTCACCTTTTATTTCGTCGTACTCTTTCTTGAGCGGTTTGAATTCTTCAATCTGCTCTTTGTATTTGCGTTGCAGTCCAGCGTAAATATCTTGCTGGCCTTCGGTCGCGTCTTTGCCGGGCTTGGCTGCTTTTAGTTGTTGCTGTGTTTCAGTCAGCGCAGCCTTTGCGGCATCGTGGCGATCTGCAATACCCAGTATGTATTCAGGCTTGGCTTTCTCTGCCGCTTCTGCTTCACGTAGTTCTTTGGCTTTCTTTGCTGCCTCCAGCGCGTCGCCTCTGGCAACTTCTTCTCTTGCACCGCTAACCTGCACCCTACGACCAACACCACCAAACGGACCACCAAAGAGCGCAGCGCCGTAGGCAGCTTCGCTGTATTCTTTCAACGCGTTGTCGTCCATCAACGGCATATTGGCTTGCCAACGCTCCAGCATCTGCTGCCCAACTTCTGTGGGGATTTCAGCCAACAAACCTTTACCAGTACCTTTGGCAATCGATGTGGCCAGACGCTCTTCAGCCAGCTTGCGGGCTGCGGGGGATACCAATGCCTGAGCGCCTTCCTTTTCTGCAATACCCAGTATGCGGCTCATCAGCTTGCCGCCCAGCGGCACCACCATAGCGGCGGTTTCCAGACTTGCTTGCCCTGCGGCAGACAGTGCAGTTTTACCGGGGTCTTGTGGGAGTCCTTCAGCAGCCCGCCGTTCAGCGCCTGCACCATAGGCTTGGAAAGCCAGAGGCAAGAGAGCGCCAGCAATACCGCCACCTATCACACCGGGCAAACCACCCGGCGCACCGGCCATAGCCCCCAGACGACCTGTAGCAAACGCTTGTGCTAATTGCGGAGACTGTTCAGCAATAAAGCCCGGAGCCTGACGCAGCACTTCCCCAGCGGCGGAGAAGAAGCCGTCATTCGCGTACTTTTCTTTAACCTTCTCAAGACTTAGTGCGGACGGTGTTTTTTCTTCCAACTCACGGCTGCGTTTTAGTCCGGCCTGTGCAGCTTCTTCTGGATTGACAAAAGATTCCAGCGCCGTGCGCTGGGACGACAGTAGTTTCTTAGCTCCGCCAATACCGCTCTCAATTATGCCCGGTTCTCTTGGTTTAGGCGCTTCTTCTGGCTTAGCACCAAACGCTTGCGGGTATTTTTTGTACGCCTCAAGAAACGCTTGCTGCGTGTTCATCCCTTTGGGAATTTCGTAGTAAGACCCGTCAGGCAGAGAAAGGTACGCCATGTAATCCTCGTTATTTATTACTTACGCACGTTAGCATTCTGCGGCAACTCATTGACAACCGTGGGGCCGGATAGTTGTTGATTTGCAATCATGTAGTGTTGGAAAGTCGGGTATTGCTTTTTAAAGTCCCCGTACATGTCTTTTTGCAAGTTGTCGTTGTATTCTTTAAACAGCAGCGCTGGCGTAATCGCCCCGCGTTCGCCACTCCGCGCACCATAAGCCGAAGCCATAATATTAGCTTTACGTATGTCAGCAACATCTCGTTCACGCGAACGGAGTGTCTCTTGCTGCTGCTGGTATATTGTGCGTTGATCTTGAGAACGAAGAGTGTCGAGCGTGTTAACCCGTTCACCCGCAGCCTTGAGCGTTTCACCAGAGATTTTAGCCAACCCTTCAATCTTGGAACGCTTAATACCCAACCCGGCTTCAAACGCTTGCTGTTTAAGTGCTTCCGCTTCTTTCCAATCACCGCGGGCTTCGGCACGGCGGCTTTCTTCAATCATAGCGGCTTGTTTGCGGCGTTCCACCGCAGCCGCTTCCAGTTTCTCCAAACCTTCTTGATACTGCTTGGTACCCACCAGCGCACCTTCCGAGATATTTTGAAGTGCATACTGGGACCTGCCTCCTGCAATAGCCAGACCGGCGTTGATCAACGCCATATTAAGATTCTTTGCTTCTTTGCCTTTGGCCTTCTCTTCTTCTTTGCCCAGCAAAGCTTCCAGCCCCTCATACGCTTTGCCTTTTGGTTTGCTTTCTTCTCTTTCTCTCGCCCGTTTTGCAAAGCCTTTTTCAGCCTCAGTAGCCAGCGTATCGTACTCAGAACCGTCAGGCAAAAACCCACGCATACGTTTGTATTCTGCGGTTAAGTCGCCTGCTGCTCCGGGAGTAAAACCGGGCATTTGTTCAGGGCCTGCTTTTCCGTCTTTGGTAATCCCCGCGCCGGGGCGTTTGGCGGCTGCATTTTTCCCGGCATCTGTTTTTGTATTAAAAGGATTAGCCGTGTCCCGCCCTGTATAAACATTGCCCTCATCTATTGGCGCGGGGTAGTCGGCTTTCTCACCTTTCTTCTTACCTTCAACCGCATAGCCCGGTTTTTTCTCTACAGGCGCTGGGGCTTGGAATTGTTCTAGTGCAGGTGCGGTTGCTGTTTTATTGCGTAATTGTGCTAACCGTTGTTCTGCAAATGTGCGTTGAGGTCCGCCAAATGGATTAGCATCTATAATGCTTTGCATTTTTGCTATTTCGTCAACTACGTCTTGCGCTGATGCTTCTCCCATCCGGGTTGCAACCAATTGATTAAACGAGTTACTTGCACGAGGCGCTGGGATCATTTGATCTTGCCTAAATCCTTGCCCAACCAAACTCGGACCTTCTCCAGCAAACGCCACAATCCCACCATTTGCGTACTCATCTGCGTACGAGTCGCCATATCCGGCGATGCCGCCGTCAGCCATGGTTGCTACATTTTCCGCAGGCAACATACCAATGCCTTGCTGTTCTGGTAGTTGAGGCTGGGGCATCGGCGCTGGTGCGCCCATCTGTGCAATCGCTTGGTCTGCCACGGTAGGCTGTTGGGCAGCTTGCTGCTGTCCCCCCGCACGGAGTTGCGCACGACGCTTACTTTCCGATGCTGCCAGCGCCAGAGTGTAGGGGTCGTTCTTGTGAATTTGGGCGTACTGACGCAATTGTGCGTCAGACATCTTGGCCATACGAGAAGTGAGTTCATTTACATTCAGCATGATTACGCCTTCTCCATATCGTAAAGCAACAACTCAGACAGCCCTGCGGGGGAGTCCGACTCTTTAATTGCTCCGCCTTCTTTGGCTTGTTTTGTACCGCCCGGATTACCGAACATACCGTAAGCTGCAAGCCCTAAACCGCCAAGCTGTGACAGCGTAGATGGTGGTGCTTGGTACATTGTCGATGCAGTTTGAGACAACGGCAAGCCGCGCAGCATGTCGGACATAAACGCTAACTGCTGATACGGATGCTGACGCTGATTTGCAAAGTCCTGATACTGTTGCGCCAAACGCTGCTGCTCCAGCGCCTGTTGTTGCTGACCCAAACTGGCCTGTCCTTGGATAGCTGCTTGCTGTTGACCAAACTGAGTCTGCCCTAACTGCCCCAAAGTACCTGCCATCTGACCTGCGGTTTGCATACCTTGCAATCCCAGCGTTGAACCAAACTGTTGCGCTTGACGCGCTTGCTCAAAGGCCGTCTGCATTCCCCTGCCGTAGATGTCGCCCATCTGGTTTTGCAAATTACGCTGGCGCTCTGCTTCTACGATGGCAGAACGCGAACCACCAAAGGCACCCTGCTGTACAGCTTGTGCTTGGTTTTGCTGGCCCAGCATAGCGGACTGACGTTGCGCCTCGCGCATCTGAGGAGCCAGCGCGTTTTCTACATACGGCGACATGTACGCTTGCATAGCATAGGGGTTGGTGGCTTGCATAGCATAATTTTGACCTGCACCCATAGCACCCAGCCCGGCGAGTCCTGCCATCTGCGTACCAACACCTAACTGTTTTGCTGGCCCCAAGTTCGCCGCTGATTGCTGCGCTTGTTGTTGCATCGGGGTAAACCCAGCGATTCTTTCTCCGCCATAAGCCTGATATGGTGCATTACTCAGCGCCTCGGTTTTACCCAGCATCTTCTCCACATACGGCTTGGCGTATTCCGGGATCGACGTGGTCGTCTGAGTTGTATTAGTTGGTTGTGAAGGTTGTGACGGTGAGCACATAATGACCTCAGAATGTATATATCATTTGAACTGCCGCTTCTTTAAAGCCCATACGCTTCCAAAGTTTGGCGACTCTCAAATCGGTAAGCGCTGCGACTGATACTCTTTTTACACCGCGCTCTTTTAACTCTTCAAGAATAACTTTTACCAGCTTCTTACCAACACCATTCCGGTGTTCTTTCAACACAAAAATTGTATCTTCCTGTGCAATCAAATCGCCGTTATGCATATCGTTGGTAAGGTATACGTTGCTGTACCCCACCGCTTTTTCCCCAGACCGCAAAATAAACGTTAGCAGCCATCCACCATCACCCGCTTTTATATACTCATCCAATCGCGGATTGTACGGAGAACACGGTATGCCATCTGCTTCCAGACGCGCTGTCATCTCCGCGTAGTGCTGGCGGTACAGCGGCTCAAGTTCCTCATAGGTTTCCTTGAACCGCCCAAGATGAAATGTGTAGCTCATGCTGGCAGAAGTTTTTCTGCCTTGGTGTTACGCGCCACTTGATCTTTACCAACAGTTTTGCGTCGGGCTTTTTGCACACGGTCCATCATGGCGTAGAGTTTTCTTGCTCCGGCTTCTGTACTTCCGTTTCCAATTTCAGAAACAATTCGTGCAGGTACCACAAATTCCCCGTCAGCAAGACGAGCGGGCTGACGACTGCCAATAGAAGCAGGGATAGAATCAGATACACCATCGCCCGGACCTTTCAACAAACGCCCACCATCAGAATAATCACCAAGTGTTGACACCCCACCACCCGCTGCGTAGCCACCGTAACCACCCAACTGCTGGTTCATGTAGTCATAAAACCCGCCCAGACCAAGCTGCTGTTCTGGCGTTTGGTACGCAGGGATGTCAATATTAGGCACAAACGGTTGCGCTGGCGATGTTGGCTGTCTTACTGGTGTTGCTATACCACCGGATACTGCGCCGTCTGGCGTTGATGCGCCCTGCGCCCAGCTTGGGGTAAAGTCATACGGCTGCCCAGTTGCTTGCGCTTTGTTGAGCCGTTTCATCATATCAAAAGTGGCTATTTCTGGGCTTGGTGGTTTTGCTGCTGATGGCCCCCCAGTTTGCGTAAACTGCATTGTTTTTGGGTCGTACGAGTACTCATACCCGCTACTTTTGTTTTGTGGGTCTACTGTACCACCACCTTCTGCAAACCGAGCTTCGCCAGTATAAGCGGCCACCCCGGCATCGGCTGACGGGGCAATTACATTCGTGGCTTCAGGGCGCTGCATCATGGGGTTGCTGTAGACGGGCGTATTGATGTTTGCCATTGGGTACCCTGCATTTGCACCAACAGCGTTCATGGCCGACATCTGCTCAACAGGCCCACCAACAGCAAACGAAGCTAAACCGCCCTCTGCTTTTTTGTACTCAGGACCCGGCGCTTCGTAAGGGGTGAGCGCTGTGAATGATGGCTGGAAGTACGTACGCTCTGCGCTGCCTGAGTACGGCTCAAAAGCTGTATCGGTAGGGCCGTAGCTAAACTCATAGGGGCGAATCATGCCGGGTGATTCTTTCTTACGGTTGCGCATTTCCTCTTCTGCTTTTTCTTGTCTTTCAATTGCGTAAGTTCCTGCTGTGCCGCCAAGACCCGCTGCAATAGAATATTTTGGCATCGCATCAGCCAACGCCCCTAACCCATCAACGCCTCCAGCGTATACCTTCTCCGCGCCGCGCCCCACCTGTGACATGTAGTCGGTGTAAGGACGGCTAACGGTTTGTCCAGAAAGATCCACCGCGTTTGACGGTTGAGCGACGCTGGGCAGCTTACCTGCGAACTGCTGGGTTGTTGTTGCCGTGCTGGGTGCGTAGTTAGGAACGACGCCCTGTGCAACCTCTGATGTGGGGGGCAAAGTTCTAATCTTGCCGCTAATGTCTGTGAAGTATGGCGAACCTTTGTCAATTGGGGAGACAAACGGTTGTTTCATCCGATCAATCAACGTAGCGTGTTTTGGCACAACTTTTGGCACATCAAACCCACCTACTGCATCTGATACTAGCGCGTGTCTTTCAGCCACAGAAGTAGGCGTAAGGCCGGGAGCCGCAGGGATTGGTTTTGGCATACCCGTTGCAAAATTCACATTTGCGTACTGTGGGAGCCGCGCTTGTACAAGATTGGTAGAGGTCATGCCCGGCGTTGGGGTATTAAATACCGCCGATCTTTGGAACCCAGCAGAGGGGTTAAACGCCGCATTTGGTGAAAATACGTTGGAGTTTGCCCCTGCATAGTTTGCTAAGTCATCTGCGGTATTTGCTATGGCTGTTTTGGCAGCGTTAGCGCCTGTCGCGCCCGCATTAGCGCCTGCTGTAGCACCCATAGCATTTAGACCACCTGCCAAGCCAGCACCGCCATAAGCACCCAGACCGGCCATGATGCCCTTCTTCAGACTGCCGGTAGCAGCGGTATACCCAGCACCAGTAATGAGCGCAGCAGACAAACCGCCGGTAAGTGGGGCCAGACCAAAGCCGATCAGTGTGGGGAGAAGCGAGCGCAAAAAGCTGGCTTCGGGCAGACCTGTGTGGGGGTTGATCGTGAGGGAGCCGCCATGCGCCATCGCAAGGGATTGAAGACCACTGACCTCACCGGGGGTCATATGGACAAGGACTTTATCCTCACCGCGTCCGGCGGACTGTACTTGGCTGGCTGAATCGTGGAGGCTCATCGCTACCTCATCCTAAAAAATTTGTCAAAGTTTATCATTTATGGCTTTATTCGGGCCATATTTTATGTTTTCATCTTTAGAACATTACTAGCCAAAGTGTCCACATACACATCGCCCACTCGTAAATTAGCCAAGTCTGCCTGTGTTGGGAAACTATAGACGGTGCCGCCTGAACCATCTGGGCGACTGAAGTTCAACGCCGCGACTACGTTAGGAGTGCCCACTCCCTCTGCTGACCCGGCAATAGCGCCGGGGTTATTTAGTTGATTAAAGTACTGCCGCAGGATGTTGTTGAGCGTATCTTGGTACGCCCGGTCATACTGCACTGGGGCAAGGGGGAGTGACGGTGCTCTTATAGACATTAGTTTCTTCCATCAGGACGAACATCAACACGAGGAACACCCAACTGCCACTGTGTGCCAATCGAATTCGACTCCACCTTAAACGCCATCTGTCTGCCACGCACCCGACTGTACACAATCTCTGTAAACTGCTGCACGTTGTAGGCGGTCTGCCCGGCGTAGCTCTGCGCTGATGTCACATCTGGGGTTGCCGCCGTACCATATGCAGCGCCGGGGTTTTGTTTCGGCCTTACTGTAAAGGTGACAAACGGCTTATCGTTTGTAGCGCCCGTGGTGTCTGACCCATCGAACGTAATATCCGGCACAATCCGCCAAACAAACCCATAGTTGTGCCCGTCGCCAATATCAAAGTCTGACGACTGTATGTACGCGTTAATAGCGCTGGGTGGGTTAGTGCTGCCGTCATCCACCGCCGCTTCGTGGTACACAACAATATTGCCTTCCGTTGCCGCCATTGGAAACTGACGCAGTGGAGAATCCAACCAAGCCGTACGATCTAACGTACCGTAGTACCAAACCCGGTCAAGGTAGTTAAAGATGACGTAGCGGTCTATCACCGTGGAATTCTTTGAGCAATAGTTCCACCATACTTCAGAATAGCCCTCGTTGGTGCCGGCGTTGAACTGCGCCTCTTGGTCACGGTTAATGTCATTAAAGATGAATTGACGTACCGAGCAAGGCAGTGTCTCTACCCGGCCAGAGTAAACATAGAACTTATCCACACCCATCCAGTACACAACACCGTTGGCTGTTGCCATAGCATTGGGGGATACGATAGAAATATTGTCGGCAAGAAGGGTGAAGCCGTACACAAACGGTGGTCCAAGATACTGCATCGAGTAAATAGCCGCGTCAGTCCACACCACGATTTCTTGACGAGTCTGTATTGCACCAATAATTTCGGAGCCACGAGAAAGTCGGTAGCTTCCTGCTTGGTTTGTCGCCGCTGGAGTCCATCCGGTGTAACTCTCTTGTTCAGACCAACGAATAAGCAACGGGTCTTGAGCGGTTGTGCCGTATGCACCGTAATCGTTACATCCAAAACAGATGACAATTCGTGAGGTGTCTGACACCATAATCTGGTTGATCAGAGCCGGAACATCCGTGCCAGACACCAAAGCACCGCGAGTACTATACGCAGGGGTCGCGCCCGCGCCGGGTTGCCAAATGTAAAATGCGCCGCCGCGTGGCGAAAACAGCAGGTCTTCACCAAAGTTTGACTGACTCCACAAACGCAACTGCAAACCAAAACCTGTAGTAAAACCTGACCCCCATGAACCGCGTGACCAAGAGCCGGTACCCCAGCCAGTGCCGATGGTGTAGATAGGAAAGCCTGTGTTAATCTGATAAGCAAGCGTAATCCCAGCAGCGGAGTTGCTTCCTGTTGCTGGCGTGGTTAATGTTACCGTGTAGGTAGTGCCTGAAGTAACAGTCGCAATCTGGTACTCACCGTTAACATTCACACCACCAATCGTACCGGCACCTGCTATGGTGACAAAATCATTAACCTGCAAGCTGTCTGCGGCGCTGTCGGATATAGTCAATACTGTGCCGCTGGCGGTAAGCGTGATCGTAGAAGCATTAACTACGGGTGGGCCAGCAGAAGGAGTGTTGCCGTTAATCTCACGTAATGGGGTGATGTCGTAGTACTCGCCACCGTCTTCCACATAGAACTTCAAGTTGGTACCAACGCCCATTAAGTTGTAGCTTCTAAGCGTTACCCAATTCCATAGTGAGCGGCACACACCAAGGAAGGTGTTATACGACAGCGCAGCCCAGCCGCCGATTTTCTCGGGATAGCCAGAGCGGAAGCGAATCTTGTCGCAGTCAAACCAGCCACCCTCGTTGGCAAGCGTTGTGCCTTCGCGGTTTACGCCGGGGCGAAATTGTAGTTTTTGTAATGGCATATCAATCTACCTGAACGGTGGGCCACCGACCCATAAGACCAATGAACGCCTGACACCCTTCGTCACGGGCGCTACCCGGTGCAACATGTATGACGGAAAAAACCAAGCCCGCCCCTTTTTAATCTCTAGCGTTCTGGCTTCGTCGTTTGTGGTTTTAACTTGAAACTCCCCACCCTCAAACTCCGACGAATCAGATAACAAAATTACTACCGACAACTTGCGGGGTACTCCCTTGTCTTGGGATGAAGCATCTGAGTGCCAATCGTAGTGCCCTTTTGCTTTTGCCGTGTACACGCCCAACTGCATGGGTTCGTGAAACCCGGTCAAATCATAGTGAAAATACCTGCGATTTACCTCGGCGACAACCCCCGCCAGTTTAGCCCATAAAGGCTCCAAATCAGGCCGCGCACCTATCCAACCAACCTTAGTTTCCCGAATATCTGGGTTAACCTCCGACGCACCGCCCAAGCCGCCAATACAAGCAGACTCTGTCTGTAACCACTCCGGTTGCGCCAGTATGAAGTTAATGTCCTCCTGCGTCAGAAACCCGTCCCAAAAGGCAAGCTCCTCTTGTCCGTAGTTGGTGCGGTCAGGAATCGGATAAATCATGCGTACCCCAAAGGTTTGTGCGTCCACGGATTCACTGCAACAGACAGGCGCGTCCCGGTGTATTTCTCGACCCCATGCAACAAACCGGGGGAGAACACAACCATGCGGTTTGTTATTGGCCGCACTGACACTGTCTCTGTTACAAAATTGCCGCCAACCACATCGATGTCGGCGTAGTAAACAATGCTGCAAATCGGGCACTCGGTGTTGCCTGACATCTGGTACAACTTCTCATCCTTGTCAATGTGCCAGTCAGGCCGTGTTCCGTAGTGCGCCCAGTACTCACTGCCAGCCATTAAGGACAAATCAAAATAATCTGCCGCTTTTCTTAGCAACAGCGCCATCGGCGAGTTGTTGCCGTGTAGCTTGTCTACCCCACCCGGCTCCCATTTCATCTTCCGCGCTTCGTCACTCTGGGAGAAGAACCCCACCACCGCCAGACGATGCTCCTCGTCCAAAACGTCGTCCAGTACTATCAACATTTTTTGTACACCAGCGCCAAAGTAAATCTAAAAAACGACGCCAAGTGTGACTGCGGTCTGATGGTGTGTGGAATTCGGCCATCAAAAACTATGATCCGTCCCGGTGTGTATGGGCTTGCATACACAATGTCTTTACAGGACTCATCAAAGAACAGCGTCTCACCATGCCAGCCGTCTCGCCACTCCAAGTTCACGTAGTACAGTATTACCTTGTCTTCTGGGTGCGAATGCACAAAGTTGGCATCTGCTGGCGTGGATAAATTTAGGATGCACTTATCTCGCTTATACCCCACAAACTCCTGACCAACAGGCGTTTGCTCCAGCTTACTAATCAACCTCAACTTATCTAAGTCCTCATCCGAATATACGGAATGCAGGAACTTATGCTGCATATTTTCTACGATGCATCCATCTGCCCAACCTATTTGGAACAAGGAGCTCTGCGCAAAGTTGTACACCCGATTGCGAAACTCAAAGTCCAGCACATTGTCGTAGACCCGCAAACTCCTGCCGTTATCTACCTGTACATCCTGAATCAATTGGTTGCGAAGCACGACAACACCTCCGCATACTTGGTCTTGGTAAACGAGAACGTCAACATCCTGCGCATCTTATTAGGCACCATGTCCACCGAATGCGGCACCGACGTATCCATCAACCACACATCCCCAGCGTTTGCGCAAAACTCTTCAACATACTCAGACTGACGGCTACCCCGGCTCCACTGGTAGAACTTAGTCACCTCGCCATGCGTATCTAGATAGACGTTGATGCCGCAGGTCTTGTTGATGTCTACGTGTGCAGGTAGCACTGGGTCTTGCGCATCCAAGGCAGGGAGTTCAAGCATGAACAAGCTAGGCCACTCGATGGCAACCAACGCTTCTGGTAGCTGCGCCACAAATTCTGCTTCATTCAAAACCCTCAGTGTCTCGGTATAGGGGATGGAAGTGCCGTCCAGATTGCGGGCGTACTTCTGCACACGGTAGTACTTTTGATGGGGGGCAAGAAGCTCTTCCCTAAATGGGGACAGATCAATACTGATCGGCAGCTTTGTTGCGTGTCTCATCTAAACATTAGCCCGTAGACATCTGTGATTGCCATAGCCGTGTTGCCATTAGTGCGCACTGCCAACTGATACGGACCCATATATTGCCGCTCGTTAACCAGCAATGTCCCACCGCACAAGAAAAGGTTTGTGTTGGCATCCATGGTGATGGACTGGCCTTGCTTCATCTCAAACACATTGATCGGCGGCACATACCCTTGGTTGATCTCCGGGTCATAGCACCAGCATACAGTCGGCTCATTGGCGGTACACAGCATCAGCCTGTCTTCATGGTTCCCATAAGAGAACCACCCGGTGTTGCACTGTAGCTGAGTTTCACCAGTATGCTTATCCCGCGCCGTAAAGTTGCCTTCACTGAAGTACAAAACAATTCTGCTGGAGGCGTTGGTCTGCACCTCAACCACATCGCCCTTATCGTAGTAGTTTGCGTACAGGACGCGGCCAAATGCAGCGAAGGGTTTACGCCTCATCAGACCACCTGAAACGGCGTATCGTGCGCCACAACGGTCAACTCATTTACTGTGAACTCGTGCGTCTGCCCTACCATAGACTTCAATGCTGTAACGCGCTGCGCATCAGCCACAAACTTCTCTTTGGCTTCCTGCATCTGTGCGTGGTGTATACCAGCCATAGCAACGCGTCGCTTGATCTCATCCGCATCTGTCACATCAGGCCACATAGTTAATGGCTGGAAAGCATAGGATGGGTAGCTTGCTGGGTCTTGGCTTTGGGTTGTATCTGAGGCAAACGAAACCATCAGCGAGTGGCTGGCCTCATCGTACCCAGTAATTTTCATCTTTACTTTGTTCATAATTACCCCGCCGGTCCTTCTCGTGTGCCCGTTGCCGCCCATGTCACAAACGGATTGCCAATGATGTAATAGCCCGCACCGCCGCCGGGACCACCAGAGCGTGGGTTTGCACCACCAATAGGACTTCCGCCACTACCTGCTGCACCGCGTCCACCACCGGGACCACCGGGCGCTGGAGCACCGCCGCCGCCACCACCAGAACTACTGTTACCACCACTACCGGGACGGCCACCGCCACCACCGCCACCACCGTCAAAGCCCGCACCGCCACCACCTCCACCACCCCAATCAGAAGGACCTTTATTTGGGGTAAGCCCCGCACCTGCGCCACCGCCCCCGCCACCACCAGCAATCACGCTGTTGTTTGTAATAGTCACAGGGCGGTTGACATATAGCGCATTACCGCCGCCATTACCAGCAATACCGTTACTTGCCCCAAACTGCCCCGGACCACCATCTCCCCCACGACCTTGGATAACGCCGTTGTTGGTAATGGTTACTGCATCGCCGGGGCTAAATGATGATGGCACCAGCATGGCGTATGTGCCTGTGGATGTGCTACCTACCGTGACACCGGGTGACACAGTTACATTAACATTTGCTTTGCCAGCTACGTATGCAGGGTTCGTAGATGCTTGTGTATACACATCGTAGTTATAAACAGGCGATCCAATAGTCAGCGGGACATCTACACGGTTGGCGGTGCCATAAAAGTTATTGGCAGCAATAGTGCCTGATGAGGGGATGGTTGTTGTAGTGGAGCTAACGGGCACCAACCCACCGCCACGGTAGTATTCGTTCAGACCAATAGGGTTCGTGCCACCAAACTCAGTTTGGATGTTGGTAAACGCCAGCGGTCCAGACGAAGGCAGCGCCATATTTACACCGTGCCGTAGGCGGTCAGGTTAGCCAGAGCAGTCACATTGCCCAGCGAATCAATCTTCAGGATATTGGTAACGCCGTTCTTTAGGTACAGCACACCGCCCACCTCAGTAAAGGTGAAGTTGGTTGTTGCAATTGTCCCAGCACCAGCAGCCACGCTGCCAGTAAGATTGCCTACGACATTACCCGTCACATTGCCTGTGACATTGCCTGTCAGAGGACCTGCAAAACTTGCCCCAGTAACAGCGCCCGTAACAGCTAGAGTGCTGCCCACAGAAGCCGCACCGCCAATCGACAAGTTGCCAGTGATATGGTTTAGCTGCTCCACCACGTTGGTGCCGTCAGCACGAAGGAGCACTGACTTGCCTGTTGGAATAGCTACGCCGGTTCCGGCTGCTGTGGTATTACCAATAACGGTCGAGCAATATACAGTTGCCGTATAGCCCGATGGGTTAGAGACCACGTAGAGCTTAGTCACTGGTGGTACGTAGACGTTGAACGGAGCTGTAGTCGTAGTGGTCAAACTGATTGCAGCACACCGTGCTTGGTCAGCCGCACCATTCTGAGCAGTCAATGCTTGGTTTGCAGTTGTTACAGAGACCGATGCCAAGCCCGAGATAGCGTCCTCGATAATGACCCCGAGGTTGTCGTTGGTGATTGTGCCCCACGTACCGGTCTTTTCACCGTTAGCAATTAATTCGATCCGCAGATCGGGGGAGTATGTACTTGGCATCGTATTTCCTTTTAGGCAATCATCGTTTCAGCGTGAGTTTTAGCCTCTGCCACCCGGCGCAGCCACCCTTTACCGAATGTTGCAAACGTAGGCAGACTGCGGTAAAACGCTTCCTTTTCTGCACTGAATTTTGCCACTAATTCGCTCTGATTGGCATCTTTTAATGCTTGCATGGTCTTGGGGCCGATAGCGCCGTCCGGCGTAGTTCCGATGGCTTTTTGCATGGTCTTAATTGCACGACCCGGACCCGCGTTAATAGCGAAGTCAAACATCAGGTAGTCCAGACCATCTGGCAGATCGTCAGCCTTGACTGCATCCCAGTATTTTTTACGGTACATGGGAGAGACTATCTCAGGGGTCAAAGCCCGCATTGCCTTTTCGTCAACAGGATGACCTACCCACTCCTCCCAGACTTTCTTAGTCACGCCCAGATTGGTCATGCCGCCGGGGTCTTTCGGGTGATTTACAAAACCGCCTTCATGTTTCAGGATAGCTTTAAGGGCTTCGTTGAAGTTCTCTTTCATTTCTCAATATCTCCTGACAAGCTTTTAGTTGGTAGACGATTTCGTCGGCGTCGGCTGCGATGGTGATAAGAGCTTCCGCAGCCTCTCCTGAAAGTCGGGCTTTCTTTCCTCCATTATCGCTGCTGGGACTGGGGGCAGCGTTGGGCACGGGGTTACTATTGTCTGGACACGCGGCGTCGATGAACAACCCGTCAGTACGAGCAACATTAACAAGCTGCTTACGCTCCACTTCCACTGTTCTAACTTTGTCAACATAGACCTTCTCCACTTTGTTTTGTGTATTCGCCAATAAGTGTTCTAGCTCACGGACTTCCTTATTGGCTTTGTCCAGCGCCTTGCCCGCTTCAATCGCCGCTGTGGCTTTCTCTGCTTCCCACTC